TTCCTTCTAAGTCTAGCTACCCTCAATTTTTCTCTGGTTTCATCGGAATGTTTAAACCCTAGAGCGTTGCTATTCCCCTTCCTAGACATACTCATTTTAGCCTTGGCTTCTTCTGATAGTTTTGTTCCCAATCTAATTTGTTTGAGTTTTTCTCTAGATTCAATAGACATTTTTTTACCCAAATTAAGTTGTCTCATTTTTTCCTTATGTTCTTCGCTGTGAGGTTTTCCGTATTTACCTAGTCTGGATTGTCTTATTTTTTCCTTTGTTTCTTCTGAATGTTTTCGACCGATTTGCCCCAAACTTATATTTCTTTTAGTTTTCTCAGAACTTTTGACTCCAGTTCTATCATTAGAGGATTTGCATATGTTGTAACCGTTTTTAGGATTTGCAGAGTCGAATAATTCTATATAATACTTCTCCTTTTCTAAAAGAATTTCATTATCCTTCAATTTATTGAAATCTTTCATAATTTCTAATATTTCAATATTGAAAGAATTCCATCCATGTTTTATTATAGCATTTTCGAAATAATAACGACCATTAGATTTTTTTTCACAACTTTTATGACAACTTAATCTGTAATAGATATTCACCGATTTACCTATATAAATTTTTCCATTATTGATGCAAGTCAATTTATATACACCAGCTTCTTTGGGATATTTTATATTATTTTTCATATATCCACTTCCAAGTTTTTCCCGGCTACATCCACTAATGAAACATCTATTAGTGCATCTAAATGTTGGTGAATGAAATTCTTACCAATGAGAATTTTGTGACTATTTTCGGATCGATTTCCGATTGAAAATGGAACATCTTTAAATATCTTATTCCCAAATTTCACATCAAATAAAACCACAGGTCTTTCCTCTTTGTTACCAGCACCCAAATTAATAGTAATGGTGTCAACCAATTCCTTTTCGACATTCATACCACCTTCTGTGGTGAACCTGACCAACTTTCCATCGGATTGAATGTCCTCACCATGTAAAACATTAAAGGCACCATTACCAGAATCCAATTTAGCTTTGATTGGTCCAATACCATTCAAAGTGATGATCTCCTCAAGACCAACCACCAATTTTTCCACGAAAAATTGTTTAAATGTTACCATTAAAATGTGAATTCTTCTTCCTCTGGTCCGTCGTTGGCGAAATCCGCAATGTCATCCAATTCATTCCAAACATCTGAAATATAATCTTCAGCCTTGATAATCTTAGCAACCATCCAAGTTTCTAGAGATTGACCCTGACAATGACTTAAAAGAATATCAGCGCGTTTTATGATCTTACGTAAAGCCTTTTCAATAATCTCATTATCTAAATCATCATCTTCGACTATGTCCTCACCAAGACCATCATCCACGATCTCGGGTTCTACTTGCATAGGAGGTTCTAGAGAAATAATCGCCTCCGCATCCTCATCTTGAAAAACATTATCCTGATTATATTCATCGGCATATGCTTGCTCATTAGGATTGGAATAATTTTCCCAAATTACATTATTCTCATCTCTTTTAAATTTCTTACCCATTATAATATTTAGTTAATCTTATTAAGTTGCTTTTTCAAATCTCCTTCTGATGTGGATGAAGATATGATACCCAATAAAGTAGGGAGAATTTCCTCCCTAGCATTTGTATATTTTTTCATCTGCATCTGTGATTGGAGATTTAACAATGTATTTGCTTGTTCTGGAGATGGCTCGAATAATGCAGCGTCGATCATATCAGAAATGTATTTGTCTTCTCCAGCCGATGACATCGGCATGGTTTCTTGAGGTGCTGGAGCAGTTGCATCTTGCACATCTTGAGGCTGCTGAGACATGTCAGGCATTTCTCCATCTTCTTTGATGATTTTAAGAAAACCGTCAATTAGTTTTAATGTTTTAGAATCCATATTAATAGGTTGTTTGTATTGGTCCGGGTCTATTAGCGTTTTTTAATGCATCTTCCAACGCTTTAGTCCCCTTTTCATAAGTTTGGACTGCTTTCCCAGCTAAATTTTGTCGTTTTCTCATTGCCTGTTTAGCCTTTTGTGCAGATGTCCCTAATCCTCTGGCAGCTAATCCTTTAAGACCAGATGCCGCTGTCGATCCCAATTTTTCGACTTCTTGATCGACCTGATAAGTTCCAGTCCCAGCATTTATACTTTCAGCCTCTTCCTCATTGTTCGATACAGTCAATGCAATTGTTTTGGAACCTGTGTCGATGTAAATCATATCAGTATCCCTAATAACAGAAACCGGGACACCTTTAGATTTTAAGAAATCTATAAGTTCCCATTTCGGATCTCCACTATTTTCGGGGTTAAACTCTTCTAAAAGATTGAGAAAACGACTCATATGTATATTTAATACATCAGGGTCATCTTATTTGCCACCTGATCGAAATGATCCTTTATATCTTTTAGTCCCGTTTTTTCCAAATATTTCTTAATATGTTTGAAATTCTTTGGTGTGTTATCTTTTTCAAAAAAAACTTTCAGTTTTGGAATTATTTCCCCATCAAATCTTTCAAATCTTTCAATTACTTCTGAAAAATCCATAACATCCTCCATTATTTTGAATCCAAATATGGATTTTAATTTTCTCAACAGAGAATTTCGAAACGGGTCTTTTGTTAAAAAATTACTATAAAAACATAATTTATAATTCGAATCCTGCCTAATGATATGGTCACATACTGTTTTTATGAAAGCATGTGAATATATTACTTTATTATATTTTTTGGAAAAGTCGAAGGTTGCATCAATAAACATATCCTTCAGAATTTGAGCAAAGAATATATTGGTATGTTTAAAGATTAAGTCAATATCAGTAAAAATTATACGATCATCATGTAAAATGAGCTTAGTGTAATTCTCCTCTGTTATAGTTTCGTAATCGTTCATATCTCTATAAGATTCATATAAAATATTTGACCAGTTGGACCATCCATAGGTCTTACAGTTATTAATTCTTTGCTTAAATCTGGGAAATTTTTCCAAACATTGCCTATACGAATCCATCTGTTTTTTACTATAGACCAACCCAATTGCCTATGTATTTGTCTTTTTGCCCTGTTTTTATAATGTTTATTCATTATAAATTCAGCATATCAGGCGTTCTTTTGATGTCAACATAATCTTTTGGAAATTTACCCAATCTGGCATTTACAATAGAATTGTAAAATTTCTCATCAAACAAAACACCACATTTAATTTGCCAATCAAGTTCCGCGTATTTCATATGAAATTTAGAATTACACAATTCTACTACTTCTCTTGTAAAGTAATTTATTCCATATTTTTGAATATCTTCTAATAATTGTTTAGAACTTCCCCAATAATTTTGCAAATCATTATCCCTCCATACAATTTTGTCCCTTTTTCTACTTTTATTAGCTTTTAATCTAGTTTTTTTGAGTATTTGTTTTATACCTATATAATATTTTTTAACACTGTCTGGATGATTATTTCTAATTAAGTAAACAATTCCCATATAATCAGTAATATTCTCAGGCAATCCTATCCAATCACTCACAATTTTATTTATTAAACTGTCAAATGGAAATTATTTTCAACTTTTTTCAATTTACCCCCTTGACATTTTAAAATAGTAAATTAGGTAGGGGTGGTGGGCGGGCTTGGTACAAGATATAATTAATAATAAATCATAATCTATTATTATTAATAATAATAAATCTTAATCAATGTACAATAATAAAGATTTACAGTGTTCGTCGCGAAGCGACTATTATTGTAATTATAGTGAACCCAAAAATCAAAAAGTCAAGAAACTTTTTTCGATTTTTTCTTCTTTTTCTTCACCAAACCTTTTCTGGATAAAATATCACCTCCGAAAATCGATTTAGGGATTCTTTGATCCCCGGTGGCATAGTTATCCCCATTGGGTTCCCCTAGATCCTCTACAGAAGCTTGGGGGCTACCAAACAACCCCCCTGCACTTGCACTCATGTCTTCACAAATCTGATCGTAAAGATCCGCAAGTTTTTTCTCTTCAATGGTTGACAATCGCAGACTCATATAGTATTATTTAATGATATGAGTTCTAGGGAATTTAAATTTAGAATTTGGGATAATGATTCCTGTAAAATGTACTTTGTTCCAAAAATTCAATTTGGATTTTTGGGTAATGGTGATCCGGAGGATGGACACCCTGTTTTCTATGGTATTAGGGGGCATTCATTCACCGATCAGGGTGGTCATGTTTTCAGAAAAGATAATATGACTATCCAACAATATACTGGATTAAAGGACAAAAACGGTAGAGAAATTTATGAGGGCGATTTAGTAAAATGTTACCCGTTGGAAATATACCATCTTGGGGTGGATGAATCCCAATATATGTATTATTTAAAAGAGGGGTTCAAATTAGTGATTTGGGAAGATTCGAAATTTTGTTTAAAAGATTCTAACGAAAATAATGTTTCTGCTATGCGATTTTATTTGGACGGTCATTGCAAAGTAATTGGGAATATATTTGAAACCCCAGAACTATTAAATCCATGAAAGATTACGAAGCGGAATACGAACGTCTTAAAAAAGATACAGCCGAATGGTGTTCAATCAATCTAATGAACATTGGCGACAGAACTAAACAAGCGGTGGGTAGAAAGCAATGGGTAGTTGCAAGACTTTTTGATATGAAAAGGGATTTGATGAAACTTCAAAAGGAAAAGAACAAATTGAAGAAATCAATAACCGATAAATTGATCGAAAAGGCACCAGTCAATCTCGATAAATCAACACTGGCAGCAATTGATAATTCCCCCCAATTAGAGCAAATCAATGAGCAGATTAAGGATTGTGAATTCTTAATAGCTTATTTGGAAGCCAGTGTGAAAATGTATAATTATATCGCACAAGATATTAAAAATTTGATTGATGCTCATAAGTTACAAAGCGAAGATTATTAATTATGATAGAAGAAAATAGTAAATTACCAGAATCGTTTGATGCGAGAGATTGGGCGGAAGAATTTGTGAGAATCGCAAAGCAAAATCCACACATTCCACAAGACGAGGAATGTATAATCGGATGGTTTGCCAATGCTTTAATGAGAGGATTTGACGAACACGGTTCCAGAATAGCAAAAGAAGAGAAATGGGTTTATATA